CCGGTGGTGGCGCTGATCTGCTCTGGGGCGCTGCTGTTTGCGGTGCACCGGATCGCCTCGGCGTGGGAGCAGGTGGCCGAGGTGAAGGCCAGACGGGCCGAGCCGATGCCCTCCGCCCCGGGGATGATCCCGGCAGCGGTGGACATCCCGGACGATCTGATTGCGGTCGCGCTGCAGGAGAACGAAGTGTGGGCGCAGGAAGAGGTGACCCGGGTGATCCGGGAGAAGTACGACGCCTACAAGGATTGGAATAAGGTGAGAGCCGCGATGGGCCTTGGCCGGAGAGATGACGCATGACGATGCCGCCGTTGGATAACGAGGTGTTTGCGGGCGCCGTCATGGAAGACGAGCTGGCCCGGATCATGGAGGGGTTGTCGAACAACCCGCTCTCCCCGAACGAGCAGGTGGCGCCCAACCCGCCCGAGGACACCGGCGAGCCGATGTCGGAGCGGGAGGCGGCGCTGGTGCGGGCGCTGTACGGCTATGACATCCCGCTGGCCGATCCGACCCTTCGGGAGGATATGCCCGCCTGGGCGGCGTGGTGCCGGGGGCTCTGGGAGTCCCGGCGAGAAGCGGTGCAGATGCACCTCCATCTCGTCGAGCGGAACCGGCTCTTCCGGGCCGGGCAGCAGTGGATTTCGGCGCAGGGACTGGGGCCGTGGCGGGAGCCGAGTCGGCCCCGGGATGCGGCCCGGGTGGTCTACAATATGATGGACAAGGCGCTCGACCAGCGCCTCCAGATCATGATGGACCAGAAGCCGGGCTTTGTGGTGACCCCCACCACCCAAGACCCGGAAGACAAGCGGAAGGCGCAGGCGCAGCAGCTGGCGCTGGAGTACCAGTTCGAGCAGCAGAACATGCTCCGCGTGGCGCGGGAAGCGGGCTTCTGGGCGCAGACGGATGGGGTCAGCTTCTGGCACCTGCACTGGGATCCAGACAAAGGCCCGTGGGATGAGCGGCTGGGGGAGCGCCCCGGCCAGCGGAAGCCGCTGGGCGATCTTGGCTGTCAGACCCTCCGGGTGGAGCAGGTCCGCGTCTCGCCCAATGCGACGGCGACGCAGGCGCCCCATTGGGTGGTGATCCGGGAAGTGATTGCCCGGCAGGAGGCGGCGTATCGGTACGGCCTGACCGGGCTGGATGCCAGCGCGTCCAGCCTGCAGACGGGCAACACGCCCACCTACAGCGGCTCGGAAGGGATGGGCGCGTGGGTGTTGACGCAGACGACGATTGGCGAGGGGCAGCGACTGCGGGACGAGGAAGTCACGGAACGCTTCACCGTCTACCTCGCACCCCATCCGGATGTCCTCCCCGAGGGGCTCCAGATGGTGGTGGTCGGGGACCATGTCGTGTTTGGCCCAGCCCCATTGCTCTGGGGGGCGATCCCGGTGGTGCCGGTGCGCGACGGCAGTAGCGATCCGTCGTATTACCCCCGCCCGGTGATGGAGCAGTGGATCGACCATCAGATGCGCGTCAATGCGCTGCTCTCCAAGTGGGTGGAGAACATCCGGGTCAACGCCGGGGGCCGGTTCTTGACCCGCCCCAACGCCATTGCCACCGAGACGTTCATGGGCGGGGTGACCTCCATGATCGAAATCCGGGGCGCTGGCCCGATGTCCGATTCCATCCAGCCGGTCAACGGCTTCTCTGTCGGGAACGACGTGAAGGAAGCGTTGGCGCTGGAGAAGCAGGCGTTTGAGAACGCCTCGGGGTGGAACCAAGTCAGCCGAGGACAGGCCACGGGCGAGTCGGGCCGGGCGATTATTGCCACCCGCGAGCAGCTGGAGCGGGTGTTCAGCCCGGTCGTGACCGCGCTGGCCAACGCCTTCACCGACTGGTCGAAGGTGACGCTGGCGGGCATGGCGTGGGGGTATGACGTGCCCCGGGCCTTGGGCGCGGTGGGCAAGGGACGCCCCGATCTGGCCCGGGCGGTGAGTGCGTCGGACTTTGACGGGCAGTCGGATGTCCGGGTGGAGCCGGCCACGATGATGCCCATGCCGATGGCCTTCCGGATGTACCTGCTGGACAACTGGCTCCAGTCGGGCGTGATCGATCTCAAGGAGTACCGGCGCCGGCAGATGTTTGCCGTGGCGCGGGATATTGCCACCCCGGACGAGGATCAGGAGGCCCGCGCCAAGCGGGTGGCGGACGCCATCCGGATGCAGGGGCCGATCCCGGAGATCCGGTGGCAGGACAACGAAGCGATCCATCAGGACGTGCTGGAGCGGGAGATCCTGCTGCAGGACGACTTGGATCCGATGATCGTGGCGGTGGCCCAAGAACGGTGGATCGCCTTGGCCAACCAAGCCGCGCAGAAGCAGGGCGGGATGGTCCCGCCCACGCCGGGTGCTGGCCCCGGACCCCAAGGCGGACCCCCCGCCGCCAGTGTTCCCAACCTGCCGCCGGGCCAGTTGCCGCTCGCGTCGGGCAATCCACCCATCGGGGTTGCGCCCCTGATGCAGCAGACGCTTGCCGGGATGCCGGAAGCGGAGGTGGCAGCCCAGCAAGCGGATCGCTTATCCCGGCAGGCGTAGAGGATTTATGACGGCTCCTGTAGCTGCTGCTCCGCTGGACATCGCCGACGCCATTGCTGACGCCGTCGCGTCAGCCATGCCCGTCCCGCAACCCGAGGGTGAGGATGTCGCTGCGCCAGATCCGGATACTCCCGAAGCGGCTGATGACGCCGCGCCTGAAGCCGACGTGGCTGACGCTCCCGCTCCGGCACCGGACGCGGGCGAAGCCTCGGGTGATGATGCGGGAGCGGAGGCGCCCAGTGACGCACCGGTGGAGCTGCCAGACGGCTACGTTGCCGTCCCTACCGTGGCCGAAGGACTCGCCACCGAGTTCAAGCTCTTAGACGGCGAAGGCGAGGTGGAAGTCCCGGCGCTGATGGTGGAGTACAAGGCGAACGGGAAGGTCCGGCAGGACCGGCTGGATCAGGTGGTGAAGCTGGCCCAGTGGGGGGTGTACAATCAGGAGCGCGAACAGAAGCTCCAGCAGGAGACGCAGGGGAAGGTCGAGGAGGCGCTGCAGGCGCTCAAGGAGCGCGAGGCGCAGATGGAGCGCCTGCTGACGGACGAGGATTTCCTCTATGCCGTCCGGGAGGCGTATGCCGCCGAGAACACCCCGGAGAAGCGGGTCGAGCGCGTGGAGGCGGAGAAAGCCGCGATGCGCGTGGAGTACGAGTTGCAGTCGATCAGTCAGGCCGGAGAACAGTTTTATCAGGCGGAGGTGGCGCCAGCCCTGCAGTTGATTCAGCAGGCACTGCCCACCCTCTCCGCAGAGGAGCTGGAATCCAAGTTGCAAATGGCGCTCCAGGCGCACGTCGAGGTGGCCCCCAATGGGGTGGCCTACGTCCCGCCGTCACGCTACGACGCCATCCGGCAGTACATCGTCGAGGATCTCGCCTTGTGGGCGCAAGCCGCCCATACCCGGCGCCATCAGCCAGTCGCACAACGCTCCGCCGAACAGGCCAAAGCGGCGGCTGAACTGGAACGGGCGCAGGTCGAGGCGCAGAAGGCCAAGCGCATGGTGGGCCAGAAGCTCAAGCCCGTGGGGCAACCCGGGGCGACCGCTGACCGGCCAGCCAAGGCGAAGACCATTGTCTCGGTAGACGATGCCGTCGAAAGCGCCCTGTCGTCGGTGCTTTCATCCATTCGTTAATCGTCGAGGAATCTTTCCATGCCAGCACCTACAGTCATTACCGATGCGGAACTGACGGGTCTCCTGAAGAACGTCTATTCCCAGTACCGCGAGAAGGTCCAGAATCTGGTCACCCCGCTCCTCGCCCAGCTCCAGAAGGCGAAGGCCGGTGGCCCGCGCAACATGCGCTGGGGCGGCAACAACGTGTTCTTCGACGTGGTCGTCGGGCGCCCGTCCGGCTCCACGTTCTCGCAGGCCGGGTACTTCCCGCCCGACACCACCGCCTCTGAAGTGCAGGGCAACGTCGGCGTGGTGCGTGCGTACACCACGCGCCAGATCGACGGCCTCGCCTTCGTCGGCACGCAGTCGAAGGATGCCGCCTTCACCACCATCGCCACCAAGACGATGGAGGAAATCAAGGAGGCCAGCCAGATCCTCATGCAGCAGGCGCTGCACAACAAGGCGGACGGCGTGGTGGCCATCATCGGCACCGCCTCGACCACCACGTCCATCATCGTCTCGTCCCCCTACGGGGTGTCGGGCGCGGGGCAGGGTGGCCTGCTCCTCTCGGTAGGCGACTACATCGCCGTGCTGGACACGTCGGCGTCGGACGCCGTGCTGGGCCGGTCGTCCATCACCGCGATCAGCAACAGCGGTGATAACGCCACGCTGACGCTGGGCACCGCGATCAGCGGCATGGCCGCGACGGACAAGATCGTCAAGGCGACCGCCAGCGACACGTCCTTCAACAGCGCCATGAACGGGCTCATCAACATCACCAACCGGGGCAACGGGTACGCCTCGCTGCACAACATCTCGAACGCGACCTACGCCATTTGGGACGCGATTCGGATGGTGGCCGGCACGGATACCCCGGACGTGAACCAGCCGACTGAGGACGACATCTGGGTGCTGATCCAGCGGATTGCCGGGCGCTCCGGCAAGGACGCCCAGCTCCGTCCGAAGGAGTTCCTGCTCATGACCACGCCGGGCCTCGGCCAGAAGCTGATGCAGTCCTTCGTGGCGCAGCGCCGGTTTGACAGCAACGGGTTCGACACCACGATCAAGGGCGGCTACAAGGCCCTGAACGTGTGCGGCATCCCGATGGTGACGGACTACTACGTCCCCGCCGGGACGATCTACCTCCTCCACATCCCCTCGCTCGCGTGGGTGGATGCGAAGGATTGGGGCTTCGTCGAGTTCGAGGGCGCCGGGCCGTGGCGCTGGATTCAGGGCCGGGATGCCTTCGAGACGACCTATGCGTGGTACGGGAACATGGCCTGTCTGGCCCGTAACGCGCACGGGTCCATCACGGGCTACACCGACACGGCGCGGTTCTCGCACGTCGTTTGATGCTCGGCACGGGGAGGGGCTTCGGCTCCTCCCCACAACCCCCTTCCTGAGGAGTGATTCATGGGCAACTTCTTTGCCCCAACGGCTGGCCGGTTTGGCGTCATGCCGAATCTGCTGGTGGGTCGCTGCGCCGCAGCGATTGGCAATAACACCACCACGACGTACAACTTCGGTGGGCATCCGGCGACGTGCCTCATCAACCGGGCGATGGTCTCGGCGGGGACCGTCCCGGCGTCCACCAGCGGGACGATTCTGGCGGTGCTGGAGAAGTACGACAGCACGGCCAACGCGGCGGTGACGCTGACCGCCAACATCGATCTGGAGGCGCTGACGGCGCATGAGGGGACGGCGGTCAGTCTGATCTCGACGCTGACCACGGCGCAGCGGACACTGCTTCCCGGCGATACGCTCCGCCTGACGGTGACTACGAACAACACGGTCACCACGGCGGCGGTGGATCTGGTGGCGAACGTCGAGCTGCTGGTCCAGAACTGATGACCGCGCCGATGGTGTTAAACCATCGGGGCACCCCGGAGCCGTCGTCCGAGATTCAGCGGCGGCTCCGGCAGGTGCATCCCCGACTGGAGCTTCGGTACATCGAAGCCTTCGATGCGCATTGGGCCATCTGTATGCGTTGGGCGGAGAACGACCGGCGCTGGGCCACGATCCAGTCCAACGAAGTCGATCCCAGCCGGAGCATGGACATTGTCGGCTATCTGCCGATGACCTGCAGCCCGGATGAGGCGCCCGCCTATCTGGAGAAGTCCTTCCGGGAATATCCGGTGGACGAGGTCCGCCGCCTGACGGATTTCGTTTCTCAGTACAACGCCGTGCAGCCCGCCGAGCAGGCCATGCAGGAGGCCATTGCCGAGGTGCTGGATGGCGCCAACCCCACGTCCCAGCCCAAGCGGCGGGGCCGTCCCCCCAAAGCGCGGGAGTAGCAGCCGATGGCGACCGTGACCCGAGCCCAACTGGTGGCCTTGACGCGGGAGTTTATGGACGCGGTCGGGTCTGATCGGTGGTCCGACAGCACCATCAAGACGGTCCTGAACGGGGTCTACGATGAGGAATGGTCCAACATCCTCAACGCCGCGCCGTACTACACCTTCCAGCAGCTGACCCTGACCACGGATGCCAACGGGCAAATCCCGTTTGCCAGCCTGTCTACCGGGTCGGGCGACAGTCAGAAGAACTACTATCGCATTTTGTCCGTCTCGGACGGCAACGTCCTGTACGATCAGACGGACTTTCAGTATGTCCCGCTGGCGACCACCACGAACTACCTGCCGACGTACCCCCGCCTCTACTATCTGATCGGGACGAACGTGCAGATCCTGCCGGTTGGCAGCGGGACGACCATCTACTGCGCGGTGAACTACAAGCCGACGTCGCTGATCGACTTGGCCACCGATGCGTCCATCATCGACTTCCCCGGGAACAACGAGACGATTCTCGCGCTGGGCGCCTCGTACAAGCTCCTGCTGAAGGGCGGGGCGGAAGTGGCGGCGGCCCGGAACTATCGGGATCTGGCCAATGATGAGCGCCAGACGATGCTGGACGACCTGCGCCGCCGCACGATCAACCCGACGCGGATGGCCTACCCGGACCAGAAGTACGACTGGAGTGGCGGCTGATGGCGG